TATCTGTCCGATATTGTACTCAAGTAAGTCAGTGCCCGAGTAAGTGTTGATGTAAGCTTTGATAACTTTAAAGAGCTCTTTCTCTGCTACCTTAAATACATCGTAGTCAGACTTCGATGGAGCAAAGCTCTCAATCATAGCGAGCAATCTCTCTAGTCCAGAGCTATACTGCACTGAGTTACCTTTTTGATTTACGAGTCTTGGATCAAGACCACGAGAGGTAAGAAAGCTAGAGAGCAGTGCCTCGATGTAAGAGATACTGCCTGTGATATCAGAGTTAGGGTTAGCGTAACTAAATGTAGGTGTAACCGGATTACCTGGATCTACAGGTAGTCTTAAGATGTATTGAGGTCCGATCTGCACAGACTGAGGCATAACAGACTCAGGAGCCGTGATGATAGCCATGCTAAAGCCCTGCATCCTAACTACAAAGCCTAAGTCTGAGTAAGCAGCGTTGAACTGAATAGTAAAATCAGTCAGCGCAGAGCCTCCTCTAATCCAATACTCAGAGTCTTTCATCTGAGCGATCTCGACCACAGGGATTACTCCCAAAGGATTAGTCGTGTCCTCTGTCAGGATATTACCATCAGCATCAGTTACAAAATTTTGTAACTCACTCCATAAAGCAAAACGATTAAGGCCTCCCTTGTAGTCGTCTCCCTCTCCAGTTAACTGATTAACTCCATCACGATAAGTCCTATCAAGTGTTCTACCTAGCTGCTCAGTTTCGTTCTGGTATGATGCGTTATATTGAAATTTATCAAAGCCACTAATTACATAAGCATCTGCTGCCTCTGGATCACTAGCCTTAGGTACTGCATCCACTTGATGTCTCATGAGAGCTTTTACTTTGAGCTTTCTGTTAGAGATCGTGACGTAAGCATGGATCTGGTTATTCTGAAGTTTATAGAGCTCGTTAAGCTTAAGCATCGCTGCATCCATACCGATATCACGGTAGAGCTTCTCGAGAGCCATTGATTGCTCTTCTGACACGTTAACAAATTCTCTCTTAGGTTTATCGACGTAAATTCTAGCCTCTTGCTTAACGATACGACGAGCTAGGTTAATCGATGAGATGAGAGGCATCTCCTGCACAGTCTTTTGATTAAAGAAAGACTCTAAGTACTTTCTAACAAAGGGGAGAAGTCTGTCCTGATAGATCTCAAACTGATTAAGCGAGAGACTTTTAGCCTCTTTGTTCTCAAGGCTATTGATCCCGTCCATGATGGACTCTCTCAGACTTGCGTTAGTGTAATCTCTTTCCTGCATCTTATCTCCCTTTCGAGCTTGTAATTACTGTCGTAGGTCTTTGAGTATCGTAGACAAGGCCGTAACCTAAAGCAGTACCAATGTGCTGATAGGCCTTACTATCGTCCTCTCTCGTAAAGTCTGCACCTTTCTTAAGCGCAGTCAACCTTAGAGCTTCGTCTACGGTCTTGCACTTCTTGTACAAGAAAAGTCTAGTTTCTCCGGCTTCGTTTAAGCAATAGCTATTTACTTTGTTATGTCTAACTCTGATCGGTGGATTAGCTCTAGGGACCTCCATTTTAAACCTGATCCCCTTGTTAGCTAAATACTTACGGATAATCTCATAGTCGTTCATTACTGAGCGTGTGTCTCTAGCCTCTCCCGAAGCATCGCCATGGATAATAATCTCATGCTTACCTGAGAAGTACCCAAGTGCGTCCCATTGCTCGATAATGTCTAGTGTTCTAAATCCATGGATCACTAACTCATCGAACACGTGGAAAGTATCCCGAGCTCTATCGTACTGATAAGCCACTGATGAGGCAGGCTTTCCCTCTCCAATGTTAAAGTCAAAGTTAAGTGTGATCGGTAAGTGATCTTGGATCTTGTAATCTTGAGTCTTAAGGTACTGCCTCTGAGAGTCGTAAGCATAATAGATCCTCTCTGCGTTGATATCTACCCATTCACCATAAAGCATCCTTCTAGCTTCTCTAGGATCTAAGTCTTTCTTAAGCTGGGAGATGTAGGCTTTATCTAAAAAGGGATTTTGCTCAGTCAGAGAATAGTAGACTCGTCTCGTCGGGCTCTCCTCTTGGATAAAGTACCGATGCGCCCAGTGTGCTGGAGAGTCTGGATTGGAGCAGCTCAAAATAAATCGCTCCTGCTGTGCAATGTGAGGAATACGACCGATACGAGCCTTAGCCTCAAAGTAAGCCTGCCTGTCCTCTTGATCGTTCTCTGTTAACTCCTCAAACCATGCAGCAGAGGCATTGATAGATCTCACTCGCTTGTACTTCTTATCTGCCCAAGTGTAAGGGATAAACTCGGACTTGTTAGATAACCAGATCTCTGCAGTCGTTTCTCGGTAAAAGTAATCTCTCCCCTCTTGTAACTCTTCGCACTCTAGGTGCTCGATAATGGTCTGAAAGATAGTCTTTTTAAGATCTGGTAGAGAGCGTCTACCCATAATTATCCGAGCTCTAGGAAACCTTAAGCAGTGTCTTACACACAAGTGTGCAGCAAGTAAGGACTTACCAGATCCCACAGATCCAGAAAGTAGAGTCTCAAAAGCACCTTGAGAGTAATCAAAGTTATCAATGTCGTAGATCACTTGAGTATGAAAAGGGATGCGAAAAGGATCAAAGCTAAAGACTGAGGGAGTCGATCTAGTTTCTATCTCCACTAATCTCCTCCTGCTTTACTTCTGTGTGAGTGATCTCCTTCACTTCATCCTGTGGTGTATCTTGTGTGCTGACAGTAATCGCTTCTTTGATAGCGTTAGGTGTGTACTGCAGAGTAAGAGGCTTACTCTCACTGCCTTGGATCTCATGCTTATCAGACTGTTTACAGTAGTTCTTACCTAAGAAAATAAGCAAAGGGATGTTACCTTTCATAGCCATCTCATACTGTTTAGCTAGGATGTTACTACGAAAGATCTGTCTGTTTTCTTCTTGTACGGACAAAAAAGTCTTACCAAAGCGTCTTTTACAATAGGTATTTAGGTGCTCATCTGAGCATCCCATGATCTTGGCAATATCATCTCTGATTAGGGGTAAGATAATAATCTTATCGAAAAGGGCATCGTCTAGGACCTTAGGAGGTCTACCCATCTTTTTTGGAGAGTCGTTCTCCATCTAGTTTCACTCCTTAGTCACTGACTGGACACCGTCCATGGAGTTAAAATGGGGAGGCTTATCCCTCCCCAGGTCTGAGAAACCTATTTAGATTTCTTGCCAGACTTCTTACTTGGCTTCTTAGAGCCTTTCATTGCTTTCATTATCCCCTCCAATGTGGTCCGATAATCAAGTATTAATTTAAACTACTTGTCAAATAGTCTTTCTGCTGCCAGATCTTGAGCTTGCTCAATCCTAGCTTGAGCAATTTCAAAGTACTTCTGCTCCTTCTCAATGCCGATAAATGATCTTTTAGTATTAACACAAGCCACTCCAGTCGATCCAGAGCCCATGCAGTTGTCGAGCACAAGCTCTCCCTCATTTGTGTAGGTGCGGATTAGGTACTCAAGAAGCGCGACGGGCTTTTGTGTCGGATGGTGGCGATCCTTGTTTGAGGCGTTGCTGAATTTCAGCAAATTCCGAGGAAAGAAGTGTGTGTAAGATTTATTGACCCGCTCTTCAGATTTAATCCTGTATCCCATTATTTCATTCTGTTCGCCATAAACAGCCCCGCCTATTCGGACTTTCTCGCGAGCAACGAGAATAGGATAGTAGTTGACTTTAGATTGTCCAAACACAGACACGGTTTCGGTTTGCTGAAGAGGTCGAAGCTTCGATACATGCGCCCCGACTGGCTTTACTTTGTCCCATATCCAATCGTACTTGAAATTCTTCAATGAGCTAATTCTAAGGCGCGAGCTAAACGGCTCCGAACCGAATAGAACGACAGCAGCGTTAGGCTTCGCTACACGCCAATATGCCTCCCATAGAGGCTCGAAAGGAATGACGACATCCCACTTGCAGGCAGTAGTGCCGTAAGGCAAGTCGCACAGTATGAGATCCACAGATTGATCTGGAATCTCTTTCATCTTTTCTAAACAGTCACCTAATTTAAGCTCAATCATTAGTTAAATTTCTTTGTATCGGTGATATTGATCCGAAATCTCTCACCTTGAGGAAATTCCACCACGAGGATCTCGTCTGAGAACACGGTGACATCTGCTACTTTACCTTTATCGTCTTGTACGCACTCGAGTATTTCTACGATTAGCTTTAGGACATCAGCGTTAGTGATCTCATGGTCTTGGCTCATAGGGAGATAGTACGACAGTTACTTTCTCCTCTTCAATGATATTAGTTACTTTAGTCGCAGTAATTTTAAATATGTAAGTATCATCAAACTCTAAGCACTCTTGGACAGAGTCTAAGACCTGCTTAATTCTGTTATCTAGATCATATCTCTTAGGTACTTTGTAGCCTGACTGTTTAGTGAAGAGCTTAATTAGGGGTAGATTGAAAGTTAGGTCTACCTGCAAAGCCTTGGATGAGCCTAGGTAAGTGTTCAGTAAGCACTTCGCTTGCTGTACTTGTAAGTGTGATCTGTTTAGCAATAGTGATACTTGTGTCGTGTACTGTCTCGACTTTGGGGACTTGATAAGTCTCCCTCGTGTGAAGAGTAGTCTGTGATTCGACGTAGGAGGCACAGGCATCTCGATAATCACTGCACCATTGTTTGTACTTATCATTCTGAGAGAAAAGATCTACCAAGTACGGAGTAATATCAATGATCTGCTTTGCTGCAGCGTAGTACTTAGTCCTGTATCCGGTGCGCTTGTGTCTGAGAGCGTGTTCTACAAAGAGGATCTGGTTTTTGCAGTAGAGTGCTAGGTTCTGTGGGTTATGAAGTCCTAGATCTGCTACAATACCGAGCATTGGGTTAGTGATCTCGCCATGGAGTCTAAGCCTTACAAAGAAACGAGAGATAGGGGAGTCTACTAAAAATAGTCCATGCTCTGTAAGGTAATCTCTAATTCTGCATTGGTTCTGCATGGCTCTAGAGTAGATGCGTCTAAACTGAGGATGATCTTTAAAGTGGTTTTTGTAGATCTGAAACTCCTCAGAGATAAAATCAAAGTGGACCGTTCTGCCATCATAAAGTACTTCTTCGCTCATCCTAAAAGTCCTCTCTACATATACCTCAATTAGCTGCCTGTGCTTACATAACAAGCAGTCTGGCTTTAGCAGTCTGTGATCCTGACAATACTCACAAGCCACTATTTACCCTCAATTTCGCAATCAATGATGTCTTTAATCAGTGCCATTTTTAACTGTTCAGCCGCAGCCTGAATAGCCCGACTCTCGTCAAATTGAGAAATAAAACCCATATCCACTGGAACAACATATGTTGGAGTTTTATAAATAATCTTTGCAAATCTTTTTATCCCATCATTTTCAATAATCAGCTTTGGTTTAAAATTACTAGTCCTCACTTCTTCCCCAATTCTTTCAGCGCGGCGCGGGCTTTCTTGCCAGCTTCTGTCATTGCAATATAGCTATTGTATGG